CAAGATTTTGGTCAGTATTAAAACTAACCGTACCTACAACACCTACCGCAGATACCCCAGTTAACTGGACTGAAATACCAATCGTTGCCTCGCCTGTATCAGCAAACGGCGCCGCTGCGTAGGGCGAGAAGCCAAAAGTCATTATTTACCTTTCAGCGCATCAACTTCGGCTTTTAACTCCTTAATAGCCTCAACCAACAAACCAATCATGTTCCCATAAGCAACAACTTTATACCCATCAAGTCCAGTAGCAACAACTTCTGGTAGCACCGCTTCAACTTCTTGAGCAATAACACCCGTATGTCGCACAGTTTCTGGTGTATCAGTACGCAAATAAGTAACACCGTTGATTTGACTAATTTTTATTAACGCATCTGGAATCGGTTGAATGTCTGTTTTAAGGCGTTTATCAGAAGAAGAATGGTGGATCGTTGCAGATAAGTTACCAGTTGATGGGTTATAAGTTAACTTACTGCTAGATACGTTTGCGGTTGTAATAGTCCCCGAAGTAGCTGAAGTTAAAAGTACATATCGTGTGGCGTTTGAGGATGTATCGTCAGTAAGAGTAATACCACTAGTAACCGTTGCGTAAGTTTGGTCGCCTCTTAAAAACGTAGATGCGTTAGCTGTACCAGTACCAAGACGGGCTGTAGCCACAGTTCCTGACGAAAGGTTTGAGGCGTTAATAGCTGTTAAAGCAGAGCCGTTTCCAGAGAACGAAGTTCCTGTTATTGCCCCAGCACTAAATTCACCCGATGTACCTCTTAAAACAATCGTACTGGCTCCGTTAGCCGTAGCAGCTGTAGTACGGGCGTTGGCAATAGTGCCACTAGCTATATTAGAAGCATTAATAGCCGTTAGAGCTACACCGTTACCCGATACCGAGGTAAACGTACCAGCATTAGCAGTAAAGTTACCAGAGGCATCTCTGGCTACTATGGTCGAAGCACCATTGGCAGAAGCAGCAGAAGTCCTAGCATTGTCTAAAGTTCCCGTAGTAATTGCCGAAGCATTAATAGCAGTAAGGGCAGAACCGTTACCAGAGAAAGAAGTCCCTGTTATTGCCCCAGCAGCGAACTCACCTGATGCTCCACGAAGAACAATAGTACTAGCGCCATTACTAGAAGAAGCAGAAGTCCTGGCATTTGCTATAGTCCCTGAAGCAATGTTAGATGCATTAATAGCGGTTAAGGCTACACCGTTACCAGAAATAGAAAGAGATGTAATATCGCCTGCACCAAAGCCACCAGACCCGTCACGAAGAACAATCGTAGAAGCTCCGTTAGCGGAAGCTGCAGAAGTACGAGCGTTAGCTATGGTTCCGCTAGATATATTAGATGCATTAATTGAGTTGATTGCTGAACCGTCACCGCTAAACAAAGAAGCGGAAATTACGTTAGAGCCAAAGTTTCCAGAGGCGTCACGCAGTACGATTGTGCTTGCGCTATTAGCCGTGTTACCAGTAGTGCGGTCATTGCTAATTGTTCCGCTGGTAATGTTTGAAGCATTGATGTTGGTTACAGTAGCTGCATTACCTGAGAGATTGGTAAACGAACCTGTAGTTGCAGTGACGTTTGTAGAGTTAACATCGGTTGCGGTAATTGTATTAGCAGTAAACGAGCCAGTAGAGTCACGCAAAACAATGGTGTTAGCACCATTAGATGAGCTAGCTGTTGTCTGAGCATTAGGTAAAGTGCCTGTTGTAATACTAGAAGCATTAATAGCTACGTTGGCTGCATTGGTAAGTTGGCCTTGAGCATTAACTGTAACTTGAGCAACGTTGCCACTATCGCCATAAGTAGCGGCAGTAACTGTGGTGTTTGAAATGCTAAATACCAAGTTAGAAAGATTAAGACCTGTACCAGCAGAGTAAATTTGGGAAGTACTAACCTGCGCAAATGTAATATCTGTAGTGCCAAACGTAATCGTGCCTGGTGTATTACATGTATACGTCCGACCAGCGCCTGTATCACCAGACGATACAAAGAAAGTTGAACCTTCTCCTAAATTATCAGAACTAGTCAAACCAAATGTATCGGCATCGGTTGCACGGGTTAATACCCACTGTGCAGAAGCATTACCTGGATTAGTAACTGTATAAACACCGTTTTGCACTGCGTTAGATTGCGCAAAAACCAAAATGCGAGCTGTGTTAGATACGCTTACACCATCAACAACAAGAGCAGCATTAGCAGCGTTATTTGTAAGTGTTGCGCCTACGCCGTTACTAGCGCCGTTTGGCTGGGCATATACAGCAACCAAAGCTATATCTTCTTCAACTAAAACAGGTTCGTGAAAATGAATACCAGAGGTAACTAAACCGTCTACATAGGCTTTGTTTGTAATATCCGTAGCATTAGCAGCGTTAGTAGTAATTGTTCCGTTTGTAAGTGTTACCGTTGTAGCCGTTAAGTTAGTCGTGTTGATATTAGTAAACGACACAGTGTTTGTGCCATTACCGCCAATTTCAACTAAACCAGTAGCATTATTTAAATAAACCGCTTCTTCGGCTGGTTGAGTAATAAACACCTCAAGACCACTTGCGCCAGCGGTAAAGTTAGTTTTAGTTGGAGCCCCAGCAGAAGATGAAAGAACTGTAGTCCTAGCTAATGTAGCTGGAGACGTAAACGTACCAAGACCAACTTCCCACTCGGTATCAAACCCAGCAGCTAAGTTGTGTATTGTGTAATAAACGGTAGAACCATTAGCTATAGCGGCATTAAACGTTTGATAGCCAGGAAATGCACCACCAAGCGTAATACTGCCAGTACCCGAGCTAGAGCTGGATTCTTTAACCCTATCTTTTAGAATCAAAGCCATAAGGCTCTCCTAATTACGAAGCGGTCAAACGAATAATAGCGTTACTTGCATCCGCAGTTGGGAAGTTCACTGCAAATGTACCATTAGTCGATGTCTTATCACCACCAAAAGCTAATACGCATACAGCAGCGTTTGCTAAGTTAGCGTTATAAATCAAAGCGCCATTAGCAGTAATCGTTGCATTTGCCCAAGAGCTATTAGTAAACGAGATAAAAGCTACGTTACCAGTATTTGTTGGGGTTACGCTAACAGACAAAGTATTGCCACCAGCACTGTAGTTACCTGTTGAAGGCACTTCATTACTTGCGGAATATGCAGTTGTATTCTCGTTAATAGTAGCTGAGCTAGTATACAAAGCTAATTTAAACGTATTTGCTGAAAAATTGTGCTGACCATTCAAGAGTTGAACCTTGAACGATGTAGCCATTGCTTGGGTAATTGCCATTTTTTGCTCCTAAAAAATTATCTAACAGGTCCAGGTACAGGCAGCCTAAGTTGTCCATCACGGTATGCGCTTCTTCTATCTTTACCATCACCCAATTCTCTGAGTAATGCTAAGGATTCTTGGTACTTCTGTTCGTAATATGTAACTAAATCTTGTTCACCTTTTTGGAAGATGATAGCCTCACGCAACGAACCATACAACAAAACACTTTCAAAATTATCACCCAGCCAAGAAGTACCAGCTGCGTTTTGAATATTATTTACAGGCACTGAGAATCCACTTCCAGTACCCCCTATTGTAGAGGTAGCAGCGCTTAAAGAGTTGCCTACAAGATATAAAAACCCTGGGTTTACTAAAGTGACTGCAGTTACTGCGCCACCTGATACGGTTATTGTAGCTGTGCCATTTGAGCCATCACCGCCTGTTAACGCCACATTCTCATATGTACCGTTGGTATAACCAGAACCCCCAACAATCGTGCCAAAACCAGATAAGCCACCCTGTACAATCGTAACGGGGTAGTAGTAATAATGCAGTTCAGTTTGGTAACTATCATCTGGAGTTGGACCAATAATATAGGTATAGGGTAAAAACTGAGCGTAATACCTAGGGGTGCCAGTATCGGTAGGACTTGGGTATGCTTCACGGATAAAGTTAACGTCTTTATCAATTAAAAATTGCTGACTTCCGTCTGCCAATATGACCGCTAAAGAAAAAGATGCCAAATAGTCCTCGGGAAGGGCTAAGTACTTATCTCCGCTGGTAAAAGTACCAATGACGTTCTTACGGATAGCAGGTATCGCAACAGCGTTATAAATACGCTCTTCGCACAGCTGTACAAAGTTAGGAATGTTCTGAACAAATAGCTGTTCATTTGACTCCGTATACGCTTGTATAGCTTCAGATAGCTGCTGGAAGTTCATTATGCCATCGGTCCTCTAGCCATTACACCCTTAGTTGCTGCGCCAGTACCACGAATCTTCATCTCACCATGCTTGTTAATTGGTTGATCGTTGTTCTTGGTATATCCGCCTACAGACATATTTACCTGATCTACGCCATTGCCTGGCTTAGTAACAGCAGATTTTACTGTAGTTATTTTC